CAGCTGTTAATATTGGCATAACTGCTTCTTTCATAAAATCATCGAATGATTCCTTATTATGAAATATTTTATCTATTTCATCATTGAGAGTTTTCTTTCTTTCATTTAGTTGGAGTTCTACTGTTGTACTTGAACCCTCTTTGAAATCCATCCCCTCATTTAATACAATTGCATTTTCACTCTTATTTGAGTAAAGGTTTGACCATGCTTTTTTAAGCATTTGTATTTCTTTATCTCCTAATCTTCTTTGAGATGTAATAAATCCTTTTTTAGCACCACCTGTTTTAACAAGTCCTAATTCATAAAGTAATGTTTGATATGCATTCTCAATTGCTGTAGATACTTCATTTATTACACTTCTACTTATTCCACCATCTCTGGTGCTTCTTAATATGGTTATGAAGTTATATGTTTCATATTGCTTACCATTAACCATAAAAACTACATCTTTATAGATTGGGTCAGCATTCTTTTGAACTGATACATTTCTAGCATCTACATATCTCAGACTATTTACTTTATTTTTAGTTCTATCTATGAATATGTAACCACCTTTATCTAACAAGTAATCTTGTATCCATGCTTTCTTCATTTGAAATGCATCTAAAGTATCACCTGTATCAATATTTAAAAGATTTATTCTTGGGTCATTTTTTACCTCTTCAACTTTCTTCTTACCAGTATTTTTATCAATGGTTTCTTTATATAGTTTTATCGGTATCATTGCTATTGTATTAGTTATCCTATCAACTGCAGATGATACTGCTGGTAATGATAGAGCTTTATCTTTATCAATTTTCTCACCACGTAACATTGCTTTTAATAAGACATCATTAACTAATTCATCAGTATTAATTACCTCTTCATCTCTTCTTTTAAATAATTTACTAAATATACTCATTTCATCACCACCTATTCAATTACCTGAACGAAGAAGTCATCATTGTCTAGGAATACATCTTGCTGTAATAGATAAACAGCATTAATTAATGCTACTACCATATCAACTTTTCCCTGACTTCTTTTCTTGGTTATATATCTATTCATATTTGTATCGTATGTACATCTTGCATTTTCGAAGTTTATTTCTAATAATTTATTTTTCTCGTATCTGAATTGTCTATCTAATATTTTTTCATATAACAATTTAGTTGGACTATGTAATGTATCAGAGTGCTGTCTTATTTCAATTGTTTTATATTTCTTATTCCATTTTTGAGCAGAAGACAAAGCATTATATCTATCGTATCCGATAGCCATTACTGTTACTTTATATTTTTCTTCTATCTTGAATACAAAATCTTCAATAACACTATAATCTACTGTCTTATTACCACAGGCAATACATTTCATTTCTTTTATAAATTTTCTATAATCTATTCTTTCGAATTGGTTCTTTTCATCAATTCTACCCTCTGGAATAAATGCAACAACATCTGCAAGTATTTCATTATCATCTTCACTTACCATAGCAACAGCACAGTTATCATTTGTCATTGCTAGGTCTACTCCAATGTATACTTTTCTACCTGTCCAGTCTATGTTAGCTACCTTACATTGCATAACTTCATTAATATCAATGTATGATTCTGTTCCCATACCCTGATAAATAATATTACAATGCTTAGTTAAGAAGTTTTCTCTTACTGATTCTACTGCTATGGCTTTAGCTCTTTTCTTTTTTAAGTCATCCCATATCTCAGGTATTTCGAGTGCCACTGGATTAGCTTCTTTTAATACATCATCGTTTATTGTCCATTCATTAATCAAATCTTCATCTGGTTCATATAACAAAGCAAAGATTGTTTCATCGTCTTGAAGCCCATCTAATACTCTTTTTGCATATCCTACTTCATCTTCAAATGGGTTATTGAATGTTGGATATTTGGTTGAGATTATACATCCTAATTTATTTAAGATATTTAATTGACCTGACCTCATTGATTCAATTGCATATGGATTTGGTAATGCTCCAACTTCATCTGCTAAGAATACATTAGGAAGTTTTCCATCCATTCTACTTGATGAATAGTTTAATGGATAATATCTTGATTCAGTTAAATTGAATTGAATGTAATCTCTTAGGATTTTAAATCTTCTTGAGTCCTTATGAAGATATATAAGTGGACTTGATTTTAATGTTTCTTCTATTGCTGTTTTAACTTCACGTGATAGTGAACCATCAGGAGCAACAGAATAAAACTTTGAGAACTTTGGTTCAAGTAAGAATAATAAAATGAATATTGTTGCTATTGTATAAGTCTTAAAGTTCTTTCTGGCTATTTCTAATATAGCTGTTTCATATCTTCTTTTATCAGGATTATCTTTATGGACTACACAAAGTATTGAAATATAAAAAACCCATTGATATCCACAAGAGCATTCATATATTGTCTGTCCTGCTTTTAATCCTTTGGGCATTATTAATATTTTTAATATTGCTTCTATTTGTCTTACTTTATTCTCATTGATAATGTATTTTTTACTTTTTCCATCTGCTATATCTAGAAACATTTTGCATTGCTTCTTAACATATTTTGGTGCAGTTATTTTTCCTTTAACTACATTAGTAGCATACTCATAGGCATTATTTTCCACGACCAACACCAGATATTATTTGAAGCAATGGGTCATCATCAGCAGTACCCTCATCATTTCTTAATGAAGTAATTATTTTCATTAATGTTGAGACTGTCTTATTTGCACTATCTGTTGTTCTATTGTAATCGGATATAGCAGGATGTGAGTAGACATTCTTTCTTCCTTTAACATATTCTTTGGTAACAAGTATTCCATCTTCTTTGATGGTTTTTTCTAAATCACCTAATATTTGAAGTTGTACTTGATATCTCTTGAATGTAGTTAGAAAGAAGAAGTTTTGTTCAACTCCATGCTGTTCTGCAATTCGTAATATTTCCTGAGCTTGTTCATTTAATGACATCTTATTCATTAGAACAATCCCCATTCTGCAAATTTTTCAAATCCACCAACTTCTTTTATGTATTCTCTGGCTTCATCTACTATCATGCTATATGGTTTTCCATCAATCTCTTCATCACCAATTGCACAACTTAATTCCACTGGCTTTTTCAATTCTTGGGCTTTCTTGAATGCATAGATATTAACTGATACATCTGCTTTAGATAAATCTTTACCATGCAATCCACCACCTGTAATTGATTGAGCCATATCTGAACCAAGTTTTCTATTTGTAGCACCTGTGTCGACATCTGTACCACCTGTCCAATCTCCTAATGGATTGATTATTGCATTAGGATATAGATTTGCTAAATCTTTTTTAGATGCATTACTTTGACAGATTATCAATTTATCTCCATCAAGTATATATTTCCCATCTGTAGGAAATGCACTATATATTTCTCTAGCAATATGAGAGAGTTTTATCTCTTCATTTGTTAGTGGTACACCTTTGAATATTCCATTATCTCCACATCTAATTTTGTCAGATTGGTTCTTAGCTAAATGTTCATCCTGCTTAGCCATTATTACTTCTATTTGAATATCATTATCTGCTATTCTTTCTACTATTGGAATTATTTCATCAACGTTAAAATAAACATCAGTTTCTATTATAATTTTACAATTATGATGTCCTATTAATACTTCAACTGCTATCTTTGGATTTTTGTTTTTTGTATATGCTAGGTCTACTATTGCACCTGCTATTCTATCTGCCACCTTATCTGGATGGCTTGGATTAACTTTTTCTATCATATTAATTCACCTTTACTGCTTTCTTACCTGTTAATGTTTCCCAACGATTAATTATTACATCAACATATTTAGGGTCTAATTCTATCGTGTAGCAGTTTCTACCTAATTGTTCACATGCTATTAATGTAGAACCAGAACCACCAAAAAAATCTATTACATTCTCACCTTTTTGTGAGCTATTAACAATTAATCTTGATACCAATCTAATTGGCTTCATTGTAGGATGTAATTCATTTCTTAATGGTTTATCTTCATGTATAACTGTTGTTGGTAATTTATCTTGTAATATTTCTGTAATATATTCTTTTAATTCTTCTTTAGTCATCTTATCCAAATCTGCTTTATCTTCAAACACTGTTGTTTGAGTTCTATCATTAATAAAGTAATGTCCTGCACCATCTTTCCAACCATATAAGCATGATTCGTGTTTCCATTGATAATCTTGACGACCTAATACTAATGCATTCTTTACCCATACTAAGTTTTGTCTTAATGTTCCACCAGCATCTTTTAATGCTTTTCTGAAGTTAAGACCCTCAGTGTCAGCATGGAATATATAAAATGCTCCACCATCTTTTAATGACTTTAACATTTCATCGTAGAATGCATATAGGAAGTTGTAGAACGATTCATCATCCATATTATCGTTTAGTATCTTTTCTGCATTACCACGTGGCTGTCCATATCCTGATTCGTTTATTGAACCATAGTTAACATTGTATGGTGGGTCTGTAACACATAAGTCCATTACTGCTCCATCTGTTAATTTGGCAATATCATCTGGGTTTGTACTATCACCACAAACAAGTCTATGATTACCTAATTGATATATATCACCGAGTTTTGCTATTGGTTCTTCTGGTATATGTTCATCAACATCATAATCATCTTCTTGAAACTCTACTTCTGTTTGATTGAAGTCAAAGTCATCAAGTGAGAACCCTGTTAGTTCTATATTAAAGTCCATATCATCTAATGCTTTTAATTCTGTTCTTAGGATTTCATCATCCCATCCAGCATCTTCAGATAGTTTATTATCAGCTATTATGTAAGCTCTTTTTTGGGCTTCTGTTAAATCTTCAATAAAAAGACATGGTACTTCATCCATGCCTAACTTTTTAGCTCCTAAGACTCTACCATGTCCTGCTATTATTCCATATTCACTATCTATCAATACTGGATTTATAAATCCAAACTCTTTAATTGAATTAGCAATCTTTTCAACTTGCTCATCAGAGTGTGTTCTTGCATTATTCTCATATGGTTTTAATTTATCAATTTTTACATTTTCATATCTTCGCATCTCTTCATCTCCATTTTCCAAAAAACTCACGTATATTTCATTTTGTGTAGATTTAGGTGGCGTGTGGGTTTTGAAAATTATTTATATTTCTTTTCTAGACCCCTCGGGGGCTTCTTTTTCTTTAACTATATCCAGTAATTCTTCTTTTGATATTTCTCCTGCCTCAGCCATCTTATGATGGTATCTACATAGTGTTATGAGATTACTACTGTCTAATCTTTTTGAATAATCTTTTTCTAATGGTACAATGTGATGTACTTCAAGCTCTTTAAAGTTATACCTTAGGACGGTATTATATTTACCACTAATACATATCTGACATAGGTAGTTATCTCTTTCTCTTATTCTCCTACTCATCTCATGCCACTTATTTGTGTTCCTAAATGTATTCTGTTTTGTCTTTACTTTAGTTCTTGGTCTGTAGCATTGCTTACTATCATCGTGTATTCTGCCACATACTGAGCATGTCTTTAGCATTGTCATCACCTGTTTATTCAATAAAAAAAGACTACCTCATTTCTTTGGTAATCTCTTACATTAACATAATAACATGTATAATACTGACATGAACTGACATACTTATATTTTCTTTTTAAGTTCTTTTATTTTTATTCTTAGTCTTTGATTTTCTTTTCTTAATCTCTTTACTTCATCAGGTTCACCAATCTTATTTAACATTTTATTAAATAGGTCATCTTTTACCTGTTCTTTTAGAGATTCATATTTTAAGCTTGTAGTATTGTATTCTTTTAGTAGGGTTAAATAGTTTTTAATCTTTCCCATTGTTTCCATCTTCTAAATATTTACGTTGGATTCGTAAGATATGTCTTTCTGACATTTTCATTTCGATTGATATTTTAGTCCAAGACTTTAATTCAATATATCTTTTATTAAATATTAGTCTAGCAACCACATCATCTATTGTTTCTATAAATGATTCTATCTTTATCATCTCTTCTATGGCTTCTATTTCCTTTAATTCAAGCTTTCTGGAGTATTTATCTAACAACTCAACTTTTCTTCCTACAGGGTCGCTTATTCCTGTTCCATGAGGCATTCCTGTTAGTTCTGATACTCCTACAGATTGTTCTGCTATCATCTGAAGTTTTTCTTTTATCTGTTTTATTTCTATTGATAAGTAATAATACTTTCTTAATTCATTAATAGTCATCTTCATCACCATTTAACCAATCAAAATCAAATATTTCTTTATTCTCCATAAATTCATCTGTACTTCTAGAATAATGACTATCTTCTTCCTCTTCTATTTCAGTTAGAGTTTTGTAACCACATGACTTCCAATTTCTTAAAACTCCATTAACATAACTCATCTTCTTTTTATTGTTAATAACTGCTACATAAATAGCATGTTCAATAATATCATCAGTAAAATCATTTCTCCAGTTATCAAGTGTTTCTATTTCTATTGGAGAGATAGTTCTACCGAATTGGCTTTCTAGATAAGTATATAATGTGGGTGTAGTACCTAACACTCCATCTCCCTCTTCTTTTTCTTTTTTCTTATTCTCTTTCTTATTCTTATCCTTATCCTTTATCCTAGGAGATGACTCATCAGAGTTTGGTTCATCAGTTAGTTCATCATCATTTGAATTTGATTTTGATTTGGTTTTATTTTGATTTCGTTTTGATTTTGATTTCATCTTTTCTTGATATTTACTTGATTTGTTTTTGCTTGAAGTTAGGTTTGGTTTTATTATTACCCATATAGAAGCTTTAAACCCATCAAAGGTAGGTTCTTTATCTAAGAATATAAAATCTACTATTGCTTCTAGCATTTCTTTCTTATCTTCTGGTTCTAGATAACATATGGACTCATAATAGCTTTTAAAGAAAGTGAATCCTGATATGTCATTTATTTTCAAGATAAATCTCTTTTCCATTCTAAGACGTGGCAGGTTCTGTACATTTGACCAGCTCTTTTTCTTATGTTATCTATTGTATCTTCAACCTCTTCATCAGTCACACATACATAGAACCCACCATTAGAACCACTCTTACTTCCTATAACAAGATAGTAATCTTCATTCTCCCTTATATTTTGAATTATCTTTCTTAATGACCTATCATTTCCAACATTAAATATTCTTCTAAGGTCTTTATTTTTAATCATATTGTCTTTACCTATATTATGTTCTATTAAATAAGTATAGATTTCTGATTCCATTTGTACCTCTTATTTATCAGCTATTTCTACTACTTTAAATACATACTTTTTACCAACCTCAAGCTTCACATCTTCTGTTAAGTTTTCCATAAGTATTGTTGGCTTACCACGATTATCAAAGACTTGTTTTACTATAACTTTTATTTTCATAGTTATCACCTAAAATGGAAGACCATCATCATCTATTGATAATTCATCATCTGATTCATCAACAATAATGTCATCCTCGCTATTATTTTTATTATCTAAGAACTCAAGACTTTCTACATACACATCATAAGTATATCCACGTGTTCCATCTTCTTTTTCAAAGCTTCCTGTTTGTAGTTTTCCTACGATACCTACTTTACTTCCTTTATTTAAATATTTTTGTATAGTTTCTGCACGAGAACCCCATGCTATCATATTAATAAAATATGCTTTCTTATTATCACCGAATCCATCGTTAACGGCTAAATTAAATCTAGCAAATGCTACATTCTTTTCTGTATATTTAATCATTGGGTCAGATGTTAATCGACCTATTAATTCTACTTTATTCATTTTCTTTTTCCTTTCTTAAATATTCTTTTAGTAGTTCAATTGGCTGTTCTTCATTAATTGGTAACTTTATATATTTTCTTACGTTATCTCTTAAATGAATGCCTCTTAGAAACTCTATCTTTTTACTATAAGATTGTTGATACCCAATTCTATATAAATTAGTTTGATATGCAACATACTCTTTATCAAATACACTGGTTCTTTTAATATCAGCTATGCCTACTTTTCCATCAAGTTCTAATATTAAATCTATCCTACCAGCACTTACTGGCTTATCATCTAAAAATAAAACTATTGGTATTTCGTTTTGAAGACATTTAAAGCCATATCTAGATTTTAAAAATTTATAGTTATGTAATTCCTTACAGCTATCATCATCTATTCCTTTGGTTTCATATTCTTCTATTTTTTTGTGTACTTCTGTACCAAGTTCTGATGCCCTTTCTAATGTTCTTTGGGATACACCAATATATTTGTTTCCGAACTTCAATTTTAGTATCTGGGTAATACTTGGAAGAATTACTCCATCGTAGATGTAAGTATGTGTTTCATCAATGTACTCAAGTAATCTTCCTTTTATCATCCAAGACTCAATCATTTATTCTGATTGTTATGTAGGCTTTCTTTTTACCATCTAGACTTACATACTTATCATATAAATCTGGATTTTCTTCTCTAAACTTATCTTTATCAAAGACTTCGATATCATCTTTGGCTTCTGTATATGATATGGTTAATCCTGATATGTCATCTTTTAATTTAATGACACCTTTTTTCTCCATAGCATATTGAATTAATTCTTTATAATTTTGTTGTTCTACCTTTAGCTGTTTTATTTGCTTTTCTATTTTGTTTATATAATTAACCATGTCTGTGGCTAATATTGGTTTATTATCATTATTAACTATTATTAAATCAGTAGCACTTTCTTGCATTATTAATTCCCACCTTTCTTATTTTGAATAATATCTGATGCTTCCTTTAAAGTAAGCTCATCTATCTTTTTCTTGTTCAGACTTGATAACACTTTCTTTAAAGCATCAACATCTTTTTCATATAACTTCTTGATTGTAGTCTTTTGACCATCAGTAATATTTTGTTGCTTGTAAGATGTATTTGTTCTTTTAGGTTTCTCATCATCCACACGTTCAGGGTCATCTTTTGTTGCTACTAAGAAAGTTGTAGCAAAGAAGTATTTCAATGCTCCTGTCTTAGCTTTATACAATGCTTTATCACCTTTATCAAAAGCTATACCAGAATGAATGCTTTTAATTGTATATCCAGTATCTATATCTGACATTTGAAATTCTATTGTTACAAATACACCAAATTTCTGCTTATCTGTACCATCTATTAGTTGTACATTAGTTTCTGTTGAGTTAAACCCAATACCACACTTACTAAATAATTCAGTAAATAATTCTTTATATTGGGCTTCACTAAAATACTCATAGTTATCGAAATCATTAACTGCACCTTTAACTAAGATGCCTTTTTCCATTAATAATTTTCTTAAATCATTTAATTTAGTTAGAAGTTTAATTCTATCTTCAGGCTTTTCAACTTCTACTGCTTGCTTAGTTTCATCCATTTACTTTTTCCTTTCTGTTATACTTGATATTTTTGTTAGGTACTCTATGTCGATTCCAAAGAAATCCAACACTTCACACATAGGTACCATGTTTTGAGGCATAATATATTTCTTACCCTCTTTAATAATCTTTTCTCGAATTAATCTCTTTATCTCTAAAGCTCTATTTTCACCAACACAACCAATCTTTCTTATTTCTTTTGTACCAGCAAAATAAAACTTAATTAATTCTTGAAGTTCTGCTACTGTTACATTATCCATTTATACAAGTAAAGTAATATGAATCAGTATCAGTATTGTTAATAATTCTATTTAGTTTAATATTTATATTAATTAGAAAGATAAATATTACTAAATATGCGACTGCTATAACTGTGGGAATAACCCATGATTTCAATTTGTATCTCTTATTCATTATTAGGATTTCCTTTCTTAAAGTTTTAAAGTTTCGTAGACTTTTTAAATTAAAATTACGAGTAGTTCGTAATGAACGACCAAAAAAAATAGATTTGTACTGCATAATAAATCATATTTTTTTCTACTTCATACTACTTTACTTCTTTATAGCAATTTTATTTTTGTTTTTTTCCTTTTCATTAGGAACAAATCGAAGCTCATTATAATTAATATCATATGCTCTTTCTATTTTCCTTATATTTTCAGCATTTGGAACTGTTTTAAAGTGTTCATAATTAAATAATGTATACTTACTTATTCCTATTTGTTTAGAAGCTTCTTCCAGTGTAAGCCCTAAATTAGTTCGTACTGCTTTTAAAGAATAAAGTTTCAACTTCGCTACCTCCTCTCTAATCTCATTCTATTACGATTGGTTCGTAATGTCAATAACATTTTTAACTTTTTATGATTTAGTCGTAATATTTTACAATTTATGTTGCATTTATTTACGAAATGATGTATAATCATTATCGAAAGGAGACGAGATTATGAACGATTATGGTAATAAAGAAGTTCTTTCCAAGAATATTAAAAAGTGGATGGAAATTAAAGGTGTAGACAGAATGGCAGTTGCTGATGCCACAGGAATTAGCTACACTACTATCTCTGATTGGATTAATGGTAAGAATTATCCATACATTGATAAGATTGAAGTTCTTGCCAATTTCTTTGGTTGTACTAAGGCTGACCTAATTGAAGATATTCATGATGGCAGATTAGACCAAATGAAGAAAGATGTTGTAAGAGTTCCACTTCTTGGTAAAGTGCCTGCTGGAATGCCATTTGAAGCTATCGAAGACATGTATACTGTGGATTATGAAGAAATTCCAAGTGATTGGGTTAAAGGTAATAAACAGTATTTTGCTCTTAGAGTGCAAGGCGATTCAATGGAACCTGAGTATCCAGATGGTTCAGTTGTAGTATTCTTAAAAACTGAGGATTGTCAATCTGGTCAAGATTGTTGTGTTATGGTTAATGGTGATGATGCTACATTTAAGAGAGTTACAAAAAAAGAAGATGGCATTGTTCTTACTCCACTTAATTTAGATAACTCAACTGGTTATTTACCAACTAAATACACAGCTAAGGATATATTTGAAAACAACATTCACATCTTAGGTGTCGCTAAAAAGTTAACTAAATATATCAATCAATAAAAAAAAGCTCGTACTGGAATACGAGCCGAATGAAACACTTATTTAAAAATTCTACGAAACTTTAAAAAATGAAATCAAATGAATAATCACTTGAGATACATGTGTTCCTTTTACATTGTATCACATTTTGGTTATTTAGTAAATAAGGAAGGATGTGATGCTATGCCAGTATATAAGGCAAAAACACCTACCTCTGATGGAAGATGCTGGTTCTATAAAGTCAGCTATGTTGATATCTTTGGTAGGCAACAAACAAAAGTAAGTAAAAAGTTTCAGACCAAGACTGAAGCAAAGATAGCTGAGTCACAATTCATGGTTGAGGACGTTAAAGAAGATAAGAATGCTCCTGTTGATATGACATTTGCAGATTTATATGAAAAGTTTTTAGAGTATCAAGATGACAAAGTAAGATTAACTACTAAAAGGAATTATGCAAATAAGATAAAACATCTTGAATCATTAATGAATGTTAAATGTAAGGATTTTAATATCTATATATTTGAGGAATGGAAGAAAGAAATAAATGCTAAACCTATTAGCACTACATTTAAGAATGATTTATTGAAATTTTTAAAGTCTATTCTTAATTATGGTATTACTTGGTATAATTTTGATTTTCTACCAACATACAGAAAGATAACTAAATTTAGTAATCCTAATGAAATGAGAAAAGAAATGGATTTCTATACATATGAAGAATTTCAACAATTTATAAGCTATTCTCCAGATTTAAGATACACTTGCTTATTTGAGACTCTATACTATTGTGGATTAAGATGTGGTGAAGCCAGAGCTATAACTTGGAAAGATATAGATTTTAAAAAGAAAACTATAAATATCAACAAGCAGATACAAACATCTAAGTCTGGCAAGAGAAATGATTTCTATATTGCAGACCCTAAGACAAATAACAGCATTAGAATTCTACCTTTATGTGATGTATTATTAGAGCATTTAAATGAATATCATACTAAACTATCTAAATATAAGAATTTTAATGAGTCCATGTACGTTTTTGGAGATGATAAAGGTATTAGACCTTATGAACCTAGAAATGTAAGACACGTGTGTCATAAGACATCAATAAACGCAGGTCTTAAGCAAATTAGGTTACATGATTTCAGGCATTCATGTGCATCGCTATTAATCAACAGTGGTGCTTCTGTAACTATGGTAGCCAAATATCTTGGTCATACAAAGATAGATGTTACTTTAAATACATATTCTCATATGTTTAAAAGTGCTTTAGATGGTGTTATTGAAATTATTAATAATTTAGAAAAAGAGTCAGCTTAGTCTGACTCTTCGTATTTAAAAACCCCTTAAATCGTATCTAATTCGTATCTAATCCAATTCTGTTGTAAGTTTTTAAATTAGTCAAAACCTCGCAAACCCTTTATTTTAAGCCAAAAAAAGTGAGAGTAACCTTTTTTCGTTACTCTCTTCAGGGGGATTTAGTTTTACCTGATTTTCTTTCATATTTTGCATTATTCTTTTATTCTTATATGCTAAATATCTCGTAAATAGCCCTATTTTACCTACTAT